ATTATAAACATAGATTACATTAACTTGTCAAGTTATGTTACAACATATTTCATAAATATTTTTTTTGGTATTAAGCAGGCTATTTTTTTTTTGGCTATCACCATCACCCAAGATCTCCTGAGATTGAATGTTATTTAACATGATGCATTCAGTTATTTTTTTTGGTGTGGTCCAAAGTATTTCTTTGCCAGTATCTATTACCCAAAAATCTGCTGTAGTTGATAAAAGAGCTGAAGGTTTTTCAAACATAAAAAGTTCTATAAGAATGTTGCCAGTTTCCTGGCTTTTATAATCTACTTTGACTTCTACCTTGGATTCATTTTCTGGAATGAAAATGTCATACTTTTTAAACTTGCCTGGGATCAATACAGCTGATGGATATTTCTTTTGTATTTTCGCAAGTATTCTTTGCTCTATTTTATTTCCTAGAGCCAGGTCTTTTTTAAAAGCTCTATCTGAACTTTTTATTGACTTCTTGATAGTCACTTTCTGAGATCAATGATTTTATAGATATGTCATTGAACTTATGGTCAGAAGAAGTAATTTTGCTAAGAAGGTCTAGGCACTTATGATCTTGTTGATTTGTTTCGCCCTGGTAGTTAGCTATGTTTAAAACTCTTTTTAAAACATCGCCAACTGTAAGATTGTCTATCCCTCTTGCTTTTTGTATTTCCTTCCATCTTGTTTCTTGTGATTCTAATTGTCTGATTTTGTAACCCTCCGTTGCATTTTTTATATTGATCATTTTTTTCATAACATCTGTATATGTATTCCAGTTTGTTATGTCTTCTTGATTTCTACCGCAGGATCCGCATCTGAGATCTCCGTAGGTTGTTGTGCAAACTCCACGGCAAGGAGACCCAGAGAGCGATGATTCGCCCTGTACGGATGAGAGCCTCTCAGAATTAGAGAGACTCTTTTCTAAATGTGCAGCCATATGACTTAATCAGAGGAACTGTCTCCTTGTTCATTCTTTGCCTCTGATTCTACAGCATTTTCCGCAGTTTTTACAGTATACTTCTTAGGTAAAAGAGTTTTAAGCTCATTTGCATCAACAGCCCTTCCTAATCTTACAAGCCTTAACAGCTCACTTAATATAGGTAAAATGGTCTGATCAGCAAATTGCATCTGTGCAATTTTCTGGTTAGTTGCCTCAGAAAATTGATTAGCATCATACTCTCTTAGCTCGTTATCAATATTTAAACTTAATAATTTTTCTTCTTTTTTAGCCATTATTTCTCCTTGTTAAAATGGAATATCATCATCCGTTAAACCTGGTTCCTCGTTTTGATTTGGAAAAGGTTTTCCGCTGTCATTATTTGATTGAAATTTACCAGGCTCTGAAATAGCAAATGTAAGGTTTGGCAGGGGCTTACCATTTTTACCCATCTCTGGTTTGTCTGTTTCTCTTGTCCAGATAGAAAGCCTATACTGCTTGCCTTCTACATCTAGGCTTCCAGTAAACTGAGGCTTCCTGTTCTCTGAATTAACAGAAAATTTAGCTGGTGGAATAGCATCATCATTACGCCATGCAGCTCCACGATTTGTATTATCTTTTTTAGCTTCCATTTATTTCTCCTTTGTTAGCCAATCTAAAAGTAACTTGTTAACAATGTAGGCAACTTTCCTATCATAATATTTATGATTTGGATCTTTTGCTACTTCAAGCATTTTTTCATAAACTGCCATGTCAACTCTGGCACTTATAGATCTTTTTTTATTTACAGATTTATCATTCGCCATTTTTATTCTCCTCTACTAATCTTGTATAAATTCTTGTATCACCCTCAGATCTGTAGCCCTCAAGCACATCTCTGGGAATGTCCTGGTCTTGTACAAGGCGAGTATAGTTAATACGACCCCTGGCTTGTGTCATATGACATTTCACCGTTGGAGTACAAAAGGCACCACCATGTTTTTTTACAAGCATGGCTGAAACTTCTTTCTTTCTTTTATCAAGAAAAGCAAGTCGCTCCTTGTGCTCCTTTTGTTCGGTTAAGATAGAAGACAACTCTGATGTGTAAGCATCTTCTTCTATTGTTCTGTAGTTTATTCCTGGCTCTGCTTTATCTTCAGACCATCTAGCTATAAAAGCAGGATCTTTGCATTTCTCTTTATACCACTCCATAAACTCTTCTGCTTTTGGTATATATCTATCAGCCCAGTTTTCATCTCTTTCTACCCACTCCTGGTAATGCTCATCATTGCTATACCATTGGAAGAAAAGCATTTCATCTATGTCCATACACTCCATGCCTAGCTGCATTTGATGCCAGTAGTTTCTTTTTTGTTCTTTAACATTTGTGCAGGGCTTTGTTTGTGGACATTTAACTTCTACAGCTGATATAGATCCTTTTCTGCCTTTTCTTAAAACTCCATCTGGTGACATTCCAAGCCAATCATATTTCTTATGAATAATAAATGATGGCTGTCTTACGACATACCCCATTGATTCTAAAGTTTTCAAGGCTTTTGGTTCACTTTCTTTTCCATGAGTTATGGCAAACAAGGCTCTTGGGTCAAAAGGATCTTGAGTAAGTCTGTGAGACTCTCTATACATATCTCTACCCAGGGCTTCCCATTGATCGCCTTTAGTCCACATACATTCGTTTGCAGCTTTTGGGATTCTGGTTCCAGTTATCCTGTCTGATCTTTGATCGTGCCAGGCTTGAGATCCTTGTTTTATTGGTATTACATTATCTGTCATTTCTACTCCTTAGATTCTTTTTTTGTATATATTAAAATTAATTTTTGTCTTAAATCAGCATCACTTATTAACTCAGCCTCTCTGTCATAATTTTTAAAAATAGCTTTGCGGTCTTCTTTTGTTTTTGCTTTGTTTAGCTCATCTGTGAAAGCTTGAAGAGTTTCAGCTGTTTCATCAACCTCTGTTTGCTCACTTTCAGGATCTGTTGTTTCGGGTTCTGTTTGTTCAAACGGTACACAAAAAGTTTCTAACAGAGCATCTCTATATGCAAATGACTTTGCTGCCTCTAGATCTTTACCTTGTGTTGATTGGCTGTGTCCCTCATAACTTCTTTCTATATAAGACTCATCTTCTAAAGATATAAATCTTAGCTTTCCAGAAATTCTTGTGTGTGTTGTTTTGCCATCTATAAACTTTGTAGAAACTTTTACATCCTGGGGAGCCAGGATAATTTTGTTTTGTGCCAGGGGCAAAGAAAATGCCTGGACCACAGACTCTATGCCTCTGTAGTTATAGTTAGCGAATTTATTCTTTTGTGTTTTTGCTATTGGATTTGCAAGCATATGATCTTGAACATTTGCCATAGCTGTATATATTTTTTTTACTGTCATTTTGTAAACCTCCACCTGGAATTATACATTTGTAAACATTAAATGCAATTATTTCTTTACATTTCTTTTGTAATAATTAATAATTCAAAAACTAGAGGGAAAGTTTATGTCAGTAGAATATATTACGAAGGTTATAAAAATAGATGTTACGCCTTCACAAAAGCTCATTTTATTTGTGCTTGCTAATTATTCAGATGAACACGGCAGATCATACCCATCACACAAAAAATTATCAGAGATTACTTGTTTGTCATTAACAGCAATCAAAGACAATTTACAGAAACTTAAAACCATGGGGCTGGTGGATTGGGAAAGAAAAAATAATACCAGCAATACATACACACTTCAGGTAGAGCCGTTAGGTGGCTATCAAACGCCACCAGGTGGCTACAATACTAAAGAGTATACTAAAGCTATATATATTTTAGATTTGGGTAAAATCAATGAGATATATAAAAAGGTTTGTACAAGTCCATATTATAAAAAAAGTGCGAACACATTTACAGCTGAGAGAAGATGGAAGGATCTTAGAGATCTTGGTAGAAAAGGTATAGTTTCTCCCAAGACTGGTAAAAAAATAGATCTTGCTTCAGATGAGTTCTGGAAGAAATATTTTGACATAGCAAACTCTGAGGGACACATAAATCATTTAAGGGGATTTATGAAAGGCAAACCTGATCTAAGAACCTTGCTTTCACCAAATCAATTTAATTCAATTATAGAGAGGAAATATGGCTGACGACAATGATATTACAATAGGTTCTACTGGTCCAGCTTTTACAACAGCAGCTGGAGGTGTTGCATTAGGTAATGCAAATGCAAATACTCTTCTTCAAAATACGGATCTTGTTAGAGACTTGAAGATGCACATAAGAAAGCTTGAGAATGATCTTACCCTGGAAAGAAATGAAAACACCGCTTTGCTCTCTGAGATAAATGAACTTGAAAATAAACTCTCTATATTATCTGAAAGAATTGGACTTGATGCCTTTAGCGACAAAGAATTGAAAATTATTCTGAGCAAAATACATCCAGACAAAAACGGTAACTCAGAGTCATGCAATGAGCTTACAAAAAAAATTAATTTATGGAGGTCTAAATGAATCAATTTAATTCTGTTGCCGAGCCCACTCC